ACCGATTTTCGCACCAACAACGGCAAATTGGTCGTCATAGTTGCGGTCTACTTCAGAAGTGAAGGTAAGTTCGTTCTCCAAGACCATCAGCGCTTCGTTGGTGATCTTGGAAATAGTTAGCAAATTATTTGCCATGATTTTTCCTTAAAAAATAAACTATCGAATTCGACCAGCCTTACGAGCCGCTTTCCACGCTTGGTAACTTCCGTGAAACTGACCGTCTGAGCCAATTTCTACTTGGTTAGCGTTTCCAGCATTCCGAATTGGGCTGATCGGTGGTGGTGCTTTACTCTTACCGACAGGATTACTCTGCTTAGTCTCAGTTTGCTTTTCAAACTTTGCTTCCAACTTTCCAATCTCGCGTAGCGCAGCAAATGGCGACATTGAGGCAATCTTCTTTGCAAGATCGTCCTCTTTGGCTAAGTGGTATAGGATTTGTGGGCCTACGTCACTTTCCAAAATGGCATCACGAATGGGGTCGCTTACCGCAACACCACTTGAGGCCACCATGTCATCAAAATCGGGAATCTCAGATTTCGCTGCTGCAACTTTAGTCGCCCATGTAGAAATTACTTTCTGCCGTGCTTCGTCTGCCCTGCGTTCCAAATCTTCACGATCTCGCCTACCTAATGCTTGCTCAGCCGACCAATCTGCTAATGACTCTGCATACTCAAAGGCATCAGTAAATTGACTCGGTTGAGGCTTTCCGTCAAAGGCTTTAACCTGTTGGGGTTGCTGCTGCTGACGAACTGCCGCTAACTCAGTTTCCAGCCTTTGCCTTGCTTCACGTTCCTGCGCCGCTTCTTGGCGGGCCTGTTCGCGCTGCTTGGTTATCTCTGAAAACCGTTTTTCGAGTTTCGGATTTTGTTTCCGTTCCTCTGTCGATTTCGCTTCCTTTTCTGCTCCTGATTCACTCCGATTTTCGCTTTCTGTCGGCTCTGAAGGAGAATCCTCAACTTCAGCCTCGGCAGGCGCTTGACCGGCTAAATTCATTTTGGTCGCATAAAAATCCGCTGCATTCTCGCTAGTCAATACTTGACCGGCTTCTTTTTCACTTGACATGAGTTTCCTCAAGATTTTTGCCCAGTTGAAACCCAACTGGTAAGGTTGTGTGGTTTATACCACAAATCTATATTGCGCGTTCAATTGTCTCCAAAGAGGCGGCGCGGGACGATGCCCTGTCCAAATTTGCCAACAACATGGCAACTTCGGCCTTCATGCGCTCAATTTCCTTTTGAGTTTCAGTCTTAATCACAGTTTCGTGGGCAGAGGCTTCCATCTTCATTTGCATTTCTTGGAGGCGCTCGGCGTTAGTCAGTTCTAATTCGTGGGCGCGGTTTGTCTCTTTAATCAATACGCGCTTGGTTTCGGCATCTTGCTTGACTTGCTCAATGTCCTGGCGCTGCTTGATGACCATTTGCATTTGCTGCATTTGCTCTTGCATTTGCTGCATTTGAGCCTGATTTTGTTTAAGTTGCATTTGAACTTGGGGCGGGACGGGCGATTTATCGTCAATCTGCGACATGGGATTAGACGCTGCAAGCCGGTCGGCAATGACCTCTGCGCCAGGGAAATCCATGTTTCGGAACACCAAATCTCCGGCAACTTTAAACAATTCGGGGTTGCCGTTTACCAATGGCATCATGGCATCGACTGCCGCTTGGCGCTTGGAATTAAAGCCTGGGCCGGTATCCATCACCACATCATATTGCCCAACCGTCATGTCGTGCATGACCTTGTACACGCCTTGATCGTCTTGGCTCGGCTGGTTAATGTTGACCAAATCTGGCTTTCCGTCTGCCCCAATGATCCGCATTACCCGCTGGGAGTCGTAAATATGGGGGATTAAATCAAGGATGATCTTGCCGGTTTGGGCAATTGACTTTGTAAGGTTGTCGTAAAAGTCAAAGTTGGTCAGGTCAACTTGTTGTTGTTGACCATTTAGCGCCTTACCTGAGATATTTCCTGGCATCTGCTGTGACGGGTCATAAATGCCCATCAGGGTGGCAATGTCGGTGTTTATCCCTGCCGCTGCTGCCATAACACCAGACGGCGGTGGCTCGGGCTGGAGGCGCTGGGGAGGCGGAGCGGTATTTCCGTCAATGTCGGTTTGCTTGTAGCGCAGCAGGGGGAATGACTTAACGTTAGCCGCTGCCCATTCGCTTTCGTGGCCTTCGTCTTGGCCCTCTGCCATGATCCACTTGGCCTTGGGAGCCAGCGCAACCGATTCTGTAATGGTGGTCTGCCAGAAGTTGTACATCCGCTGGGCATCCTTGGCGTGACGAATCATGCCGAACTTGTGGCGCTTGTCTCCAATGACAACGTGCCGCCCGTAGACGGGGACAACAGGAATATAAGTGCCAGGCCAATCGCGTTCCTCAATGACTTCGACTGCGGTAAGTTTTTTCCACTTAATTGTCCGCTTAAAGGATTTGCGCTCACCAATGATTTGGATGCCTGCTGCCTCGAGACGGGCGCGAAAATCCTTACCTTCGGCAAATTTGGACGTTCCATCGCTCAATTGGTACAGGGTTGCCGATTCCCGTTTAACGTAGAAATACTCGGCAATGCGGATATCTTCCTTGGTAATCCATTCGGATTGACTGTCACCCGTGCCCCTTTGGGTAAAGGACGTTCCATCGTCATTGTCGGGGTAGAGTTTGCGAAACTTGGCCTTGCTCATCATGGTGGTGATAAGGCATCGCTCTGCGTCCGAACCATCTACACGCTCGGAATTGGGGTCAAAGTAGACTGTAAAAGGATTAGGAATCGCGTCAATGTAGATTTCCTGATCGAACGAATCTTCTTTAACGTAATCCGTAGTGATGCGCCAGTAACCCCAACCCATCCGCACGGCATGGTCGAAACCTGTATCGTAGGCGTTGTCGGCGTTGGAATTGACCTCAATATGCCGGCACATTCCTTCAATTACGTCTGCGGTTTTTACGTCCGCTTCGTTATTTGTGGCGTGAACCTTGATGCGGGGGCGTTGTTGGCGCTGCTGATTGGTGACCTGGCGGCAGTATCCGTCCAATTTGTTAATCGTCAGGACAGGGCGCGATTCAAGGTTGCGGGAGTTTTGCAGTTCAACGGGCCATTGGTCACCATTGACAAACTTTAAATCCTCCAAACCTTCTTGGCGATTCATCGTGTCTGCATCGTTGCAGAGTTTGAGGAAGTCAATCGCTTCGTCAATAATTGGGTCAATATCCATTTAGGCCATCCATGACTGTGGTGCGTTGTAGGTCGGTTTCGCTACCCGTTTCTTTGGCTCATTGACAACCAGCCCCAACATTCTGAACGCATCCGCACCATGCGAATATTCGTCATGGAGTGGGTTTTTGCTGAACAACTTAGTGTCAGGGTCAACGTCAAACCGATAATGTCTCAAACATTGTAGCCCATCCGCGCAGTTTTCCCTATCAAACCAGCAATTCCTAAAAAGCGTCCTTGCGGCGTTAATGCTATCAGGAATTGGCGTTCTTGGGATAATTTTGGTTTTGTAGCCTGCCGCCCGCACAATTTGGTCAATAGAACGGCCTGCCGCTGCAAGGGTTTTGTTTTCTGCATCGTGTGGCAGCCAAAGTGTATCGTAGACGTAACCATAGGTTTGCATCTTGGCCAGGTAGTCAGAAATCGTCCTTTGGCTGTCCTCATGGTAACGAATCAGGCGGGTTTCCATGCCGATAAACTGGACAAACCATATTGCCGTGGCATCCGACCAGCCCAAGTCAAACACCGCATGGACGGGTTTTGTGGCATCGTAGGCCACCTTGGTAATCCGTTCCTCAAGATCTGCCATTTGCATTTCGCGGGCAAATACGGCTCCATCCACGGTTTGGCGGCAGATACCCTCCCAGACGGTGTTATACGATTCAATGTCCCTGTCCCGCAGGGAATTCTTCTCCAACTCTAAAGTTTCTGGAAACCAAGGGTTGTCAGACCAGTTGATTTTCTGCACCACGGAGTTACCAGGCGGGTGGATTACAAACCGCTGATATGTCTCATCCGTCTCCAACTCAGGGTTGAACGTAACCCATATCTCGGAATCCTGCTTACGAATCGTGGGAATTAAGACATTCCACGACAACCGGCTGGTCGTTTGGGCTTCCTCTACCCAGCAAATGTCCACGCCCTCGTAGGATTTAACGTTGGCTACGTTGTTCTTAAGGCCAATAAAAGAGAATTCTGTGCCGTTCTTACCCCGTAGACTGCTTTGGGTGATCTCATAGAACCCGTCTAAGCGCAAGTCAATGATCTGGTCGCACAGCAGTTTGTGGACGGAATCCCTGATTGAAGTCTGAAACTCACGGGCGCAAAGGATGCGTAATGGCTTCTGAGCGCCTTTAATCAGCAGCGCCCTTGCTACCCCCCAAGACTTAGCGCCGCCCCGTCCACCGTACAGGATTCGGTATCTTTGCTTCTCAGGCTGAAACAGGCATTGCAGTTTCTGCGGAAACTGCGCGTTGGCAATTTGGCCTTGAACTTCACTCATTCGGCTGAACGAATGTGACCTGGATGCCTTGTAACGGCTCACCATCAGCGCCGGTCAACTCTTGTTTAACCGTCTCAGACCAGCGCATTTGGGCTTTTGTCCACCATATTAGGCTGGTTGTGTCGCCCGATATAGCCTTGGAATACAGCGTTTTGGCGATCTGTCCGTTGGCTTTAGCCTTGCCCATGTCTAATTCGTGCCGGTAATACTTGCGCAGCGTCTTATCGTCTATTCCCACAAGAATGCCAATTTGCTCGTGCGGCAAGCCTAAACCGCTGCTGGATTCAACCAAACGGCGGGCTTCGTCAGTTGGCTCGTGGGCTTTTTGTGGAATTACTGGCATTTTATAAAGGGGAACTCGCTTAAATTTTAAGCAATTTTGGCAGATTCTGTCAATAAAACGGCTTTTTTGCCCGTGAAATCTTCCCAACGCTTTACAATCACATCACAATATTTGGGGTCTAGTTCCATCAAATAACCGTGCCTGCCGTGCTTTTCTGCCGCCAGCATGGTTGTACCGCTGCCTCCAAACAAGTCCAACACAATATCCCCGCCTTTGGTGTTGTTAAGCATTTGGTACTCAAACAAAGCCACCGGCTTCATAGTTGGATGCTCACCATTACGGTGAGGCTTCTCAAATTCCAAAATTGTGGTTTGTTTGCGGTCTGTGGCCCATAAATGACCAGCCCCGTCCTTCCAACCATAAAGGCAAGGCTCAT